CAGGTATTGCCGTAGAGTATACTGCATTGAACAACATGACCCTGGGTGGTAAGAAGATGCAGCCGCTGGAAATTCTTTCGATTCGGAGAGACACCGGTGACTTGATATACAAGTCTACCACACACCGGGGGCAAATGAATGTCCCCGCAGGATTCCGGCCCGTTCAGGAGCTCCAGGGAGGTATAGGAAACCAACTGAATGAATTTATTTCCATTTTCGATTTGAACTTGAATCTGATTCGTGACCTTACCGGAATCAACCAAATAGCCGATGCATCCAATCCAAATCCGGAACAAAGCGTAGGAGGAAGCGAGCTGGCTGTTGCTGCCACGAATAATGCATTAAGGCCATTGTATGCTGCATATATCCGCCTGAAAGAATTTACCGCCAGGAAATGTTCTCTCCGATTACAGCTACTGGTTAAGCACGACAAAAAAGCTTACGAAGGGTATATCCCGGTCGTTGGAGCTATGGGCGTGAAGATGTTGAGTGTTGGTGCTGATACAGTAGACGCCAATTATTTCATAAAAATTGAGGCTAAACCAACAGAAAAACGGAAAGAGAAGATCCGTGACGCTGCCATCTCTGCCATGCAACCGGACCGGGATGGGCATGCTTCAATAGGATATCCTGATTTCCTTCTTATAGATCGAGTTCTGGATGACGGAAACCTGAAGTTCGCAGAGGCTTTCTTGAATTATAAAACCAATCTTGGGAAAAGAGAGGCCGATCAACGCCAGGAGAAAATGCAGAAGTTGGATGCTGAGAACGCTGAAAATCTGGCCCGGGTAAAAGGAGAAGAAGAAAGAGCTGCGGCAGAGCATGAAAATGAGCTGGCAAAGGATCTTGAATCCCATAAGGAAGAAGAAAAAAGGCAGACCGAACGTGAGAAGCATGATATGGAGATGGAAAGAATAAGACTTGAAAAATCATTAGAGCCCTCTGCAGATGGGGCTGGTACTAATCAATAAAAATTGCTATGGCTAAGAAAGATTTTACAAACAGTAGGATGGATGAGCTTGAAGCTCTTGGTGAAGTTGAAGGCATTGACGCTACCAAATTAATGCAACAAGCCGGTGTTACCGATGAACCACCGGCCGAACCACCGGCGGATCCCCCAGCGGACCCGCCCCCCGGAGATCCGCCCCCGGGCGACCCACCTGCAGATCCACCAACGGATCCTCCAGGTACGCCCCCGGGAACACCTCCGGCTACACCACCTGCCGATCCCCCACCCCCAGGGCCCGACCCACTGAATGAGATATTTGGTGACAGGTTTAAAACCCTGGATGAGGCAAAGCAGGCGGATATTCCCGGTAAACTGCAAGAGCTGGAGTCCCTGAGACAGGAGAAAGAAGCCCTTGAAGGCAAGTTAGCTACTAAGCCTAAAACATCCTTCGTGAATGACGAGGTTGCTCTCTTCAACGAGTTTGTTAAGGAAACCGGGAGTCAAGATTGGGGTGTTTTTAAGAGTATTAATTCAGCCGACATTGACAACATGGATCCCATGGAGGCATTGGTTAAGGCTCATATTCTGAAAAACCCCACACTTGCAGGACAGGAATCCGATGTTCGGAAATACTTCGAGAGGAAGTACAATGTCGATCCTGACAGTGTTGATCCTGAAGAGCTCAAGATCAACAAGATTGGCTTGCAAACAGATGGAGCGCAGGCCAAGGGTGAACTTTCGGAATTGAAATCGAAATTAAAGGTTCCAGAGCCGGAAGCAGAACCCGAAGGTGGCAACAAACCACCCCCGGAATTAACCCCGGAACAAAAAGAATCTCTGCAGACGGGTTGGAAAAACATCTCCACCGAAGTTGGTAAGCACATAGGGAAGCTTGAAATTGAAATGAAAGGTTCAAAGGAGCCCGTAATAAGCTACGAAGTGAGTAGCGAGTTAAAAGAGGCTGCGGTCCAAGAGGCTGTGAATTATTGTGTTGAAAACCGCATGGAATTCAACGAAGACAATGTGAAGCACCTTTCTGGTCTTATGTATAACCGGTTGTTACTACGAGAACTTCCCAACATTATGCATTCCGTATTTGAGAAAGCACGTTCCCTTACCGAAGAACAGGTGGCAGCGATGTATGAGAATCCATCTCCTTCCCGGAACCAAGATCAACCACCAGGAACACCCCCGGCACCGAAGACTGAGCCGGAGAAGATCCAGGATGACATCTTTGAAGCGGAGTTAGGTAGAGACAAGTAATACGATTGTAAGAGGCGTATCTTTGTTAAACTAAAAAACGTATAAACATTATGACTCCAAATGCTGTTGCACAATTATACGCTTCTGATATTGTGAGTGGTTTTGACATTCACAAACCTGAGAAGCTGAACGTGCTTTTCGCACGCTACGGTGATCAGGGAGCCTCTTATTTCCAACTGCTGAGAAGCATGGGATTTGAAAAAGAAGTTTCCCTTGACACATACTCTCACTTTGAAGAAAACCGAATCCATGAGATTTGTCATGTTGACGCAAATGTGGTCCAGCCTGCGGTTGGGGCAACTATCACATTTGTTCTGGACTCGGTGGATCTTGATGCAAACAATAACTTCTATGTTCGGATGTGGGACATCATTCTCTTCCCGAACGAAGTTACCGGTTCTGTAACCGATATTGATGTCACCACACCCACTGCCCCGGAAATTACCTGTACCTTAAACGTGGTCACAGAGCAGTTCCCGGCGCTGACAGCGGGTGATGAGCTTGTCATCTTCACCAACGCATTCTCAGAAGGATCCGGCCAGCCGGACTCTGCTATCAGGGGAACCTGGGAGTATGAGAATGACGCTCAGATTATCAAAGAAACCATTGGTTACACTGGTTCTGAGATGGTGAATCAGACATGGTTCGATGTGACTTCGATGGGTTACAAGATCCCAGCATACTATTTCCTGGGTCAGGTGGATATTGATTACCGGATGGCGCTCCGTATCGATGGTGCGCTACTGTGGGGTAAGAGAACCACCAATACGGCACTGGTAGATAGCGATACTGGCCGGGCCGTTAAGACCACAGAAGGACTCATCCCCTACATTCGTAGAGTTGGTAATGAGCAAACCTATACTGCTGGTTCTTTCGATGTGGCTGAATTCGATGAAATGGACCGCACCCTTGACAGGGAGCATGCGGGTAACTACATCCTGGGCCTCCTGGGTATTGAGTTGCACCAGGACATTGAAAACTCCTTGAAGACATATTTCACTAACACGAACATTGTCTATGCCAAGGAGACAACCAACGAGGCCCTGTTTAACAAGAACGATAGCCTTGCTGCTTCCGTGAACTTCCATTACCTCACCAAGAGTGAGAGGACGTTCCTGTTTAAGCGGATGGGTGTGTTTAATAACCCCAAGCTCTACGGAGCCACCGGTTATGAGGCCCCCAAGATGGGTGTGTTTATGCCTATCAACAAGCGCAAGGATCCCGTTTCCGGTAACATGGTTGAAAGTATCGGTACACGCTACCGTGGACTTGGCCGCTATAACAGGCGGATGGAAGTCTGGCAGGTAGGCGGTGCCGGTGAGGGCCTGAAAGTGACTGAATTTGATAAGCGTAATACTTATCAGAGGTGTCATGTAGGAGCCCATTTCCGTGGTGGAAACCAGTTCGTTCTGCTTGAAACCTAAAAATCACTATGAGTGTTGGGGGCTTCGGCTCCCAACATTCTTTTAAAACTTTTGCTATGCTATATAAGAATGATGAACAAGTAAAGCTTACGCCGGCTCAAATTAAGGAGATAAAGTCCAAATTCCGGAAGTTTCCGATCAGGGCTATTTATCCTGAAGAGAGAGTCAACGAAAGCCCTTCGGCACACAACACCCTTCCCGATAAGCCAAACAGCTTATCTTTCCCGTTAAAGGCCTCTGTTAAGAGCGAAACAGGAATAGATGTTTGGAGGTACGCTGAGAATGTCGTATACGGGACGGATGGACAGAAGAAATTTATCCCTATCAATTTAAGGTATACGGGATCTATTGCCCTTACCTATAAGGATATGGAATTGATCTGGTTCCTTTGGAAGTTTTGCCCCTACACCAAAGAAGGTGAGAATTGGAACAAGAAGGTTCCTAAAATTGAATTCGAAAACCTTGTTGAAAGGGCTGATGCCAAGGCACAAAAAGAGGAACAGAAAGCTGATTTCAAAGCCCTTATCTATTCTACCAAAGTTGGCCTTAAAGAGGATCAACTAAGAAAGGTTGCCAAGGCTCTTATGATACCTGGTGTGGATGAACTTACACCAAACCAGGTCCGTTTGCATATCGAACAAAGAGTATTGGTTGACAGGCAAAATGGCATTGCCAATTTCCTGAATATGGTGGACTCTGAAAGTGTGTTGAATATCCGGGCCTCAATACAGACAGCTGTAGATGAGGGTATCATTAAGTTCATTGCCAACACGAAAGAGTGGGTATGGACAGATGATAAGGGTAAAAGATCAGAGACGATCTGCAAAGTTACTTCCAGAACCAACAGGGATGATGCCATTTTCAACACCTATGCCGGAGACGAGAGTTTCAAGGAAAGGCTTGATTCAGCGTTAAAGATCCCTACGTTTGAAGAATAACTAAATAAATGGTTGACGGAGATGTTTTATTTACAACGAGATTTGACCTAACGCTTTCCCCAAAGGGGGTTGTTGTCACTGATGACATCAACTATGCAGGTCTTGGCGAAAACATAAATAATTTTCGTGGAGTGATTACTGTCTCCGGCCCCCAGGGAACCATTTACCAAAATACAGACTTTGATAATCCTGACATTACTCCCGGTGTGAGCCGGGAGAGTGTTATTTCTATACCCCTTCCATTAGATCCACAGGAAGACTACGAGCAGGTCCTGAAGGGTAACTACACGGTCCGGTATACCGTTAAGGATATTGTTTCTACAAACGAGTATACCAACCTTGACACGTATTCTTATCAGTTTGATGAGCCAACGATTGAAACAACAATAACATCCGGTCCATACTCCGGGATCCTTAGAAGCAATGATGACACCGATTACGGGAGTAACATCACCACCCTAACGAGGGAACACAGGATCCAGTACCCGGATGAACTTGCTGTTCCTCCGGCTGATATTGTTTCTTCCAATGCATATGTTGAGGTAACTCCGATATACACAAACGAGTGGACCATAATTATCACCTCCACTGTTGAGTATACCAATCCGGACACCCTGCAGATTAAATGGTATGGGACGGAAACATTCACCCATTGTGTTTACGGTGGGTGTATTAACTCCATGTATGATGCCCTGGAAACAATGCGGGACACATACACCCAGGCCATTCTCGATGATCGGGCCCTGGCAGAGCAATATGAGAGACGGTTGGTGCTGGTTACTACTGCATGGCATCTTCTGAATATTGCGTATCAGGACGGGGATGTTGAGGAGGCGGATCAGCAAGCGGCTATTATTGCGGAGCAAATCGAATATACCGGATCTGGAACATGCGGAGGACCCACCTCAGAATTGGTGGTTGCCTGTCCCCCATATTCCGGAGGAGGTGCGCCGGCCACATATTCATTCACAAATGGATTGACAGAGGTGGCTGGTGTTGTTCGCTTGGGCGGTACGTTGACCCAGAACACAACAATAACCCTTGCGGGTTATAGCCACACCCTGTCTGCTGCAAATCTAGGACAAACAGCTTCTCATGAGGTGTTTGCTGCAAGCGGTGTTCTGGCAAAGGCCAGTAACGGTAG